AAGTCGTGGGTAATACTAACCACGACTTCCCACCACGGTATGTACCTTCGGTCGTAAAAGCGATTGTGGGAGGGGCGTAAAAACGTGAGAAAAGCCGGAAAAAGCCGGGAATTTGGCCGGAAAGCGTCGGAACGTTTAGCCCTTAGCCCTGAAACCCAAATCTTCGACTAATTAGTCGGTTTTAACCTATATTCGATCGTCCAAAGTTTTAACCTAATATTCGATGGAGGAAAGGTTAAGCCTATATAAATTGGAGGTTGGGGTAAATATTCCTCCAAAAAACAATGATATAACGGTAACTTTTCTCGTAGTTTTCTGATCATGTGTTTTTTGTTTAAATTATGTTACGCTTATCTGTTTCATGCCACGAGCCAAACCAAAAAAGAAAGGCAAGCCAAAAAAAAGGAAAAGCCAAAAGAGGGTCAAAAGCGCAAGGAGACTCGCCAAAAAACTTCCGAGAGACGAACGAGGTAGATTCTTACCCGCCGGATCCAAGAACCTTTTTAAAAAGAAGCGGAAACGAACTGTTGCTAAGCGAACAAGAAAGAAAGCACCTGTACGCAGAAAAATGCCAAGCGGACGAACAAGAGGGGGGAAAGGGAAGCGATTTGTTACCGTAGATGAGTTCCCCAATTATATGTCTGGGTCTGCAGAAGTACCTGGGTCTGCAGAGCCGACAGTAACAACATCTAAACAACAAATATTTACACCGTTGCCACGTCTGAAGGTACACGGAAACCTTGCAACTGTTTTGGAGCTCCTTTACTTGGACGTACAGGTGACTGGAGTTGTGTTCAACAATATTGATGATCAGTGGGTGTTTAATATGAGACTAGGTGCAGAGATAAGTGGGGACATTATTCCAGACTGGGCAGACACACGTGTATTTGTAAACATGCAGCGTACCATCATTGGTAGTTCTGCAATCAAAGAGACAATACGCTTCTTTGCCGAGGATACAATGCCTTATAGATGGCAGTTCCAGACAGAGGATGGGTACGGTTACCTTCTTGCAGCTGATTCTTTCCGAATAACAGCACAAACACGTGGACTGCCCTTGAATGCAAAGGCACGGTTCAACTGGAAGTTGTACTATAGATTTGTTGAAATACCATTGGCTGAGTTTATAGGTATCATACAAAGCACACAAACAACTTAATATATTTTATTCTTTGTACTTTCAATACATATATGATACGTTAACAAATCAACCATTGCAATGTTACGAACTCTGTGCGTTTTCAAACATCTTATCAACGACTTGTTCAATAATGTCATGCGAAGTACCACACCAACATTCATCGAGTGTATGCACTTCGTCAACAATAGGAGGGTGCAAGTGCTGTCCATAAACTGCAGTCTGACCATAAAGCTCCTCGTGGCGTAGAAAAACCTCTTCAAGGTCAATATCGTCAGCATCTTCTGCATCACCCAGATTAATACGTTCAGGCCTTGGATACAGGACAGGGTCGTACCACCATTCGTTACCCATCTCAATTGGTTCGCCATCCTCGCTTTTGATAGTGAGATCAATCACCCTCCTTATCCTTCGCTTTATTGCAGCATACTGACCGATACGTCCAGTGTAATCATACCAGTTTTTAGGGTGTATGTTGCTAGTAATGGCAATCTGTTTGGGACACCACCATACAAAGTCCCCCTTAACAGGAACTGGCACTGGATAACGATCAAGCACTTGCAACAACATAACTAAAGACATCTTAGATTTCTTACCGGCAAAGTCGTCCAGTAGAACAAGCTCGTGCTGATCGTAGCCATCAAACCAGCAAGCAGTGTTAGGAACAGCCCATCTCCAAAACTGATCACTCTCTTCCCAGTTGTCGTACACATATCTTGTCTTGCCTGTGCCTGTCTGGCCATAGATAAGGGTGACAATGACAGGAGCACCACGCATAGGACGTATGCTATTGCGAAGACCGCGATACATGCGAGGATAACGAGCCATCTCTCTCGGAAACTTGTCCCACAGTTGGGGCAGCTTGTTCCCTTCCAGTATTGCATCTCGGAATAGAACAATATCAGTGCGCTGGCCCTGTTGAGCTGCTCCCTTTGTTCCCAGCTCATAGGGACCTGCTTGACGGCCTTCAGCCTTCTTGCAATAATCGATGGCTTGGTCCTGAGTACCTCGCCTAACCTCAAAGTGTGCCTTTTCAAAGACGTTCGTCTTGAGCCATGAGACATACTGATCACGGTGCAGCTCAATGTAACCTTGCAAGTGTATAGTACCAAGCCTGTCTCCCCGTTCTACTTGCCACACCATATAGGATACCCCTTCCGGCAACTCAAGGAAGGGCTCCCACTGCACAGGATTATTAAGAGTAAATACCCAACAACGTCTTCGTGGTCCCCTTGCTCTCCTTACTCCTCCTCCAGCCTGTCGTGGTGGTACAAAACGCTGAGGGTTCGGCTGTTTTCGTCTAGGCATGGCTGTCGCTTACGGCTCTACCCGGTGAGGTGAGGAATTATAGTTGATTTGTATGTTGTCCGTGGAGGGAAGTCGTGGGTAATACTAACCACGACTTCCCACCACGGTATGTACCTTCGGTCGTAAAAGCGATTGTGGGAGGGGCGTAAAAACGTGAGAAAAGCCGGAAAAAGCCGGGAATTTGGCCGGAAAGCGTCGGAACGTTTAGCCCTT